GTCTTTTCGCAGTCCTCTATTTCACGAAACTGACTGATATGTTCTATGTTAAAGCCCGGAAGCCCTGCTTTGGTAATAACCAAAAATGTAAAGATTAGTTCGTACATTATTCAACCTCAAAGTATTTTTTAAGATGCTTGGCAACGGTATAGCCTTGCCCCAAGGTAAGTCCGTCAAATTTATATGCAGTATCAGCACAGTCCTTAATTAGCAGTCGAGCAAAGTGGGTTGTGAACTTTTCCAAGTCTTCAGGCGTCATGGTGGTCCAGGTATGGCTGAACTTTTCATCCAGCGTCTGTGCCATCAATTGTTTGACCCTCTTTTGCACGGTTAGTCCATTAAACTGTAGAGTCGATCTTCCCAGTAGAACTCATAACTTTGGCACTGCTCAGCCACCTTGCCCACAAGGCTGGCACGTTGAAGGTATGTGCGACTGGTCTTTGCTTCTTGCAGTTTAGCAATCAATGCATCAATGTCTGCGTTCATACGCTCGTCAAGTGGTGATAGTCTCATACGATTTCCTTAATCTAACCGGCTACCAGCGTAGGCAGTGAAGCCGTATTTCTTAAACACATCAGCCGCCGCTTGGGCACCTGCTTCTAAGGTATCTACATTTTGTACATACATTTCTGCTGGATTCCAAATTTGGAAAGCGCCGGTGTGACTCTTGCTCACGCCTGCTTCTTTCAAAGCCCGGCCCAGTTTGGTATTGCCCTTGACACCAAAAATGTCGACCCAGGCAAATCCACAAGCATACTGATCTCGCCCACCAAGTTTTTCTTGGAAGAAACGTTCAGCGGCCTCACGAGCGGCTGACTTGGCTTCGGCTACGATTGTGTCTACTTTGATACCGTTTACTGTTACTGTCATACAGGGCTCCTTTTAGTTTCTATACAAGTATTATAACAAAATGGGAATTATTGGTCAACCGTTTTCACACGCACATCTGTATTAAGAGCAGGCGTATACTTTCGTATTAGTTCACGCTCTAATGTGTGTGCCTCGCTCTTACCACGCACAATGTCTATGATTGCAAAGTTAATAGCCGACTCGCCAGCGGCACGAATTGCTTCGTACAGGCGCCAAGATTTGTCTTCTGTGCGTGAGCGATAAATGTGCTTGTTGATACGTGAACGCAGGCTCATGTTAATAGTGCGTTGAGTTTTTGCTGTAACACCAATGTAGTACTCCAAACCAATTTGGATGAAGTAAACAATGTGTGTACGGTCCACTCGTTTTTTGCGGGTTACTGTTTTTGTGTTCATGTGTATATTATAACCGATCTTGCCATTTCGGTCAACCAAAATCAAGTACTACAAAAGTACTACTTTTTAGGGTTACAAAAGTAATACTTTGGGTTTAACTATAATTTTCCAGGAATTTGCTCAAGTCCCCGTACAAGTTGGCAAGCAAGGCTTCGCGACTGCCGTAGAATTCAATCCAGGGCTTGCGTCGATCGGCTTTGAGAAAATATGGATCGTGCAGTCGTTGGTCCAACATGACCAACAGTCGGAGGGTGAGTTTGTCAGGATTGATGTCAAAGTGATAACTCTCTACACCCAATTGCTTCATGATTGCATAACCTTCTGCAGTCAATCGCAGTCCCGAACCTGATCTAATGTTCTGCCACCAGTCACGCATGGCCGAGTTAGTGCCAGGACGGTCATCAGGTTTCAGTTGAGCGATTAAGGCTTCGGTGATGGCAAGTTTATCTCGCATTGGGATAGATCTTATCCCCACTCTTGAGTAACACCACAGTGAACTTGTCAGTTCGGAACTGAGTGTTGAGTTTGCGAGCCAGATTGATGGCATGACCACTGTTGGAGAAACTGACCTTTTTGTACTTGGGGCCAGGATACTGGGTCAGTAGATTGGCAGTTTTGAGATTGATAGGCTGGTTGTCAAAGAACACCGCCCAGATGCCTTCGGCCGCAAGCACCTGCTCAGTCTTGTAGGTCTGCTTGTTGGTGTGCTCAATCATCACTTGTGGTTTGGGGCGACTCATTCATTAAACTCCTACATTTATTTATCTCAAAATATACGTAGTTTTAGAAGTCTCGGCCAGCCACTTCCACGGTGATCACTGACTCTTGTTGTAGAGCCTGAACTCGTGCTTGTAAGTCAGTGACAGCCAACAACAATTTGGTAATGTCGGCATGGAGATCTTTGGCATCTCGCATAGGGCACATGAAGTCCCGGGCATTGCGACTTTCGTGTGCTTTGATGAGGTCAATGAACCGGTTTATGTGCAGACTCATTGCTTCTTCAAGAATGGTTTCAGATCAGGTGGTTCCCAACCCAGAGGTTTTAGAACCTTGCCATCTTCACGCTTGCGAACCTTGCCTGTTTCGTGATCAATCTTGGCAAAGTTAGTACGCATGACTTCCTTCCAAGCACCTTCAGCATCAAAGCCTGCTGAGTGTATAGCGCCAATGGTCACAACCAGGATATCGATTAGCGCATCCAGTGCTTCCACATCATCATTGGCAGCCAATGCGGCCACAAGTTCTTTGTGTTCTTCTTCAATGAGATTGCAGTACATGTCAAACAAAGAACTCATTGGACCATCAACTGATTGGTCACAGGCTCTCATAAACTTTTCTTGATCACGGAAGGGGTTCATTACGTGCCTCATCTTCGGTATGGAAAGGACCTTGATATTCATAGCGTTCCAAGGTGATCAGTTTGGGACTTTGTGTCACTGCCCAGGTCTTGCGTTGACGCACTTGATACCAGCCGGCCGCAAACCATGATTTTGATTTGCGCTTCTTGGTAAACAACGGGAGACCTTGTTGTACGTCCCATACAGGATTGTACACTCGACTGCCCGATGGATAGCCTTGCACTTGATAACTGGCCGGCTCCCGGTTGGGTCGGTTGCCAATGGCTTCAAACTCAATGTTCACACGTTGCCGAATCATATTGATGGTCTTGAAACTGGTGACCTTGTTGTCAATTTTCACAGCATAGCCATCATCGGTGGCTTCTATGTTGCCGACCTTGCGATCGTCCTGCTTCAAAATCCAGAATTGATTATCAACTACTGGTTTGGCTATGATGTTCATCTAGGTGTCCTTTGTAAGTTTCGTTGAGCCAGCGAGCATATTGCTCTGCTGACTCTGACAGTTTGTTCAACTCGTACTTGCCGCAAAATTTCATAAATCTAACTCCCACCTGTCCCACATCCTTGTGACTGATTTGTTCACAAATAGCAGAGTCTACCTTGTGCTTGATCTCTTCGGGCTGTGCTGTGAGATCAACCAAGGTACAGTTGCGTTCGTAATCGTCTTTCACACGGTGTTCTTCGCCATTGTGATCGGTCCAACGTTGCAACATTAGATTGTTCCAGTGGTAGCCTTTATTACCGCGATCCGCGTAGGCTTCTTCGAGACCAACTTTATTCTTTGTGCCTTTAGTACGTACTCCCGGATATGCACTAAAAACATTGTCGGAGGAGTCCCCACGCATACACTTCTCAAATAACAACCAGGCCGGATCCGGAATCTTTTTTGGCTGTTTAGTTTTTTTATCAATGACCTGTCGACCTTTAGCATCAAAGATTCCTTCCAAGGTGTGAAGTTCGTCAGTTATACCATTGTATTGGCTGACATTGGGAGCAAGCAATTGTATGAAATCTGTGTCTGAACTGATAATGTAGTGTTCGTCCAGTGGGTGTAATGCAATCCAGCGAGCAATCACATCATCTGCTTCAGCCTCTGGGTGACGTATCACGCTACAGTTTGTGTTGTCACTCAAGTATTTAGTCAGGCTATCAAACGTCTCCCAGAACAACTGATCTTCTTCTTTTTCAGTTTCTGTCAGGGCCGCACGGGCCACAGCACGATTCTTCTTGTAGGGCTCGTAGTAGTCCTTGCGCCATGATCGTCCTTCCAGTGCGAATACCACATGATCTGCAGAAAATTTGCGATGCACCTTGTTGATACTGCTCATCACAATGTGCAGAGCATAGCCTACCTTTTCCCAGGGATCTGCGGCTCGGAAAGCCGAATGACGAGCACGAAAAAATGTGTTAGCAGTATCAATCAGCAAGTATCGCATGTTTAAACCAAGTTGTTGTGTTTGATGTAGTTTAACACATGTTCGGCCCAAAAGCAATGGGCCGCTTCACCGAAATGCCAGGAATCTGGGCGTACCGTAGCAAAACCACCGTTTCTTAACACACTATTGTAGGTATTGGCTGGATCATAAGGTGCCATATAGTTCACACCCCAGTCGTGAGGATTTGCCACACCTGAGAAATCTGAATTGCCGTTAAAGAACACATGCCGAACACCGTTGAGTTTGAGTTCGCGATGGAACTGCCAGATTTCGCTGTGTGCGTGTTGTCTTGCTTCGGCCCAATTGACCCCGATTACAAAATTTCTGTATCTTTCGGCAGCCTCTGATGGCACTTGATCAATACCACTAGCGTTGACTTGATAGTAGGTGCCATTGTACAACCACTCTTGTCGTTCCCAAGTTGACCATTGTATGATTACTAGAGTGTCTTTGACGCTGTCTTGTTGTTGTAGCCAGGCACGTGTAGTACGCATGATTCGAGCATTGCTGGAGGCACTTTCTGCATCACAATGTAGTATGGCTCGGAGATGGTTGGCCAGTTCGCAACCCCAACTCACACGTTCATTGTCTGGATGTGGGCGTCGCCCTAGTCCATAGTACAAACCATCATCTTCTGCAAATGCATAAGAGTTCACTGCTTCGGCAGCGGCAGTGTGACTGTCTCCGTTAACGTATAAGATCATAAACCTTACTGTATAAAAAGTTGGCAAACTTTTCATGTCCATCACTGTATAAATGATATGTTGGCGTGGTTTGCATTTTATTTTCTTTGGCCCAAGTACCTATACTAAAATTATGTATATCAAACACACAAGGATCTTGTTGTATGTGTTGATACATTGTTAAATTTTTGAGGCTGTTCCAATCTAAGTTTCTAAAATCTTTATTGTCGGCTGCCGAAAATAAAAAATATGGAAGATTTAAAAATTTCAATGTCTGAGTCAACATGAATAATTTTGTATAAAAATTTATCATTTGTTTGTTGATATTTTGATCAATTATTAGATGCATGGTAGATTCATCTAAATCTTTATCTTGCAACCATTGAGAAGTAATAAATTTTGAACCTGGATAATCATTGATTCTATCAACATACTTTGATACATCCTCTATCCAGGTTTCTTCACGTGTGACAAAACTAAATCCGATAATTATTAATGGTTGTTGATCTTTTGAAAGTTTGGCACAATATTCTAATGTGGTTCTAAATATTCTATCATTTGAACTGCCACCTTTGGCAAAGTTAATTACAGGAACATCAATCAACTCACCAAGATATTTACTGTAAGTATCGGGTCCTTGAGTTTCAGCAGAATAACTGTCACCATTTACAAAAATCTCTGTAATCAAGAGACCTCTGTGCGTCCGCCACCGATATCTGTAGCGCGAACATAAATGCCTGACTTTTTCATGGCTTCTTCTTGCTCCCACGTTTCCATCACAACATGGCGGCAGACATTTTGGAACCAGCGATCCACAATCTCTGCGTCCGTGTCTTCTTTTTTGAGTTGATAACCTGCACGAATGAGATTGAATATAAACTTGTCATTCCAGTCTAGTTCAAACGCACCTTGATGCAGATTTTCAGGATCAATGTCCATGTGCAAAATTGCCACCCAAGGCTCGCCACGGTCAGTGGCCAGTTGCTTTTCGGTCTTGACCGGCTCCTTGGGTTTGGGTTCAGCCCGGACTCGGGGCTCAGGAGGAGGAGGCTTCTTTTTGAATATATCAAGTATTCCCATCAGGTACCCCATTCGTTTTTAAAGAGTGGCACTTGGAGTCGGTCTGAGTATCTCCAGCCTTTTCGCATGGCCATTTCTGCCACTGATCGATTATTAAGATTGTACACCCGCTCAACCCCACCCACAGGCATGACATACACAGGACCCGTAAAGCCTGCTGTGCGATATTCCAAAACTGCACGTTCTGCATCTGCTAAATCCTCCTCTGTTGCGATTACCAGTTTCAAATATGTATAGCCATATTCTTCATATTCACACACCACATCAGGACAGATAGCATCTGACCATGACTCGCCTGAGCCGGGTAACTTAGCACTCACACTGAATGTGATTTCTCTGTGGAAGTCTTGACCATGATGATAGGTCCACGTGTGCAAGTGTTGTTTGAATTGATCATCTAACTTTTGTGTGCCATTGGTCTCAAATGTAATTTCTTTCAATCTTGACATGCTGGCATGATTCAACAGATCAGGATAAGCACGTTGCCATCCCAACAAGGGCTCACCACCTGTGATCACAAGATGCTCATCTTCCCAACGACGATGTGGCAGGATTTGCATAATACGATCCACAATAGCATTGGTTTCCAACATGGGACTCAAGTCTTTGAATCTTGGATCCCATGACGCATAACTGTCACATCCTGTGGATACCAGGGGCAGTTCGTTGTATGTTTTATAGTAGTGTACTCGGCTAGCAATGTCATTTACTTCGGTGCTGAGTTCGCCTCGGGGCATGCCAAACCCAGCACACTTGAAGTTGCATCCAAACACACGCAAGAACACACTAGGTACACCCATGTACCTGCCCTCGCCTTGTACACTATAAAATAATTCTGCTACTTTTAGTTTACTCATATTTTCTTTGCTTTGACTAATAAATGCCAACCTAGATATTCTTTCACTGCTTCACGCATTTCTTCTGGCATGGCCTCAAACCAAGGCTCTAGTTCATAGACGCCTTCTCGGTACTTGGGTACATTATACATGAAACAATGCGATTGTCTAATCCTTAGCACCTCAAATTTGCCATTTAGCAAATCGTAAATTTCATCATTTGAATAAGCCTGTGCGTATGGGCATCCGGCTTGTGCTTCGAACTGATCCAGTCCTTTTCGGATCATGGCATACTTCCAGGAATTCTTTGCGTATACCAACATGCGGAACTCACCATCTGGATCTAATGCGTTGTGAATGTTATCAAGACAAGTGGTCATGTCTGGGTAATGATGTAGCACACCACAAGAGTACACTAGATCAAACCGGCCTAAAGCAGACATGCTGGCAGTGTCTGCGGCATCCATCACATGAAACTCACCATCAAGACCAAACAAGTCGAATCGCTGTCGACTCATGGCCACAGATTCTGCCGAAAGATCAATGCCCACATATTCAGCACCGTGACGCACAAATTCCACAGCATCCGACCCAATGCCTGAACCCACTTCTAACACACGTTTGCCACGCCACAAATGAAAACTGGCTAGGTCACGCAGGTGTGGTTCCACAAAGTATCTACGCTCGCTTATTTCATTCCAGTATTGTTCTGTGCCAGGTTCACTCAGGCTGTGTTTGACATTACAGGGTTGAGTGTTCCAGTAGTTCTTTATACGGTCGATCAGTTGATTATTATTCACGTTAGGATTTCCATTGTTTTAAGCGTTTGTGGGGATCTGCGAGATTCATTTTACACCAGATGTCATAATCGTTGCCAGCATCGTCGGTGCCCTGTATGCCCCAGCGGAAATGGGTCATGTCATGCCCTATTACTGCCAGGTGTTGTGCCAGTTTCATGCACTCGTCAATTCTGGTTCTACGCCAGGATTCATGATTGAAGTCACGTGGGTTTTTGGGATTGCCTTCCAGCATGGGTCGATTTTTGTACACATCATCACCATTCAGGCCTGTAAGGTCATAGCGTTCATGGTGAATCAAGACAGGGATAGTAATGACCATGTCCAGCATCCAGGCCACTTGACTTACCCAGGCATCATTGATTTGATGTGGTGAGAGATGGCCGGTAATTTCCACCCACTTGCGTGGCACAATGGGAAAGATTGCATAAGGGTGCTCATGATTGGTTTCTGCTCGTAACAAAGCAAACTTATCGTCGTGATCCATGATCACCTGATCCCAATCCTGGGTGGTCATCACAGCATCATCATTGCCAAAGAATATCCAGGCACCATGGCTGTGTCGGGCCAGTTCATTTAGATATTCGTTGAGCCTGATGTAGCCCAGTCGCTTGAATTGCATGGCACTATAGCGCACATTCTTGCCATCCAAGTAAGGTGCAATGTTTTCCACAAAATAGTCAATTGTGTCTACATCGTCATCATCAAAGGCAATCAAGATTTCCAGTCGTTCAGGATTTTTGGCCAGTTCCACAAGGCTAGCAAAAGACTTTTGCATGGGCTCGGGTCTACCGCGAACCGGCATCAAAATGCTGATATCTATAGAGAGATCACGTTCGGGCAAGTGCGATGTCTTGGACTCGATCTCGGGTGATAATTGTTTTTCCAAAGTTTCTCTTTCTAGCAAAATACATGTTTTCAAGAAAACGGTCCATGCTCATGTCTTGATCTTCTACGGTGTCAAATGTGTATGTGCATGATTGTTTGATCGGTTCGTCATCCAGGATATAACCAAGGAAATCATAATCAAACTGTTGTTTTATAGGCAATGACTTAAGGTCACGATAGTCAATCACATAGTTCCGTTGGAATTGCATGAGTTGATCCAGTGTGTCCTTGTCAATATTGTAATGACTTTTTACGAATCTGTCAACACTATCGAACACATAGGCCACTCGATCTTGCTTTTGCATGTACAAGGTTGTGCGATGTACTAGGTTCCAGCCAAACACTTGAATGTTGCCAATGGGCGGATGATCAATGGATCCTTGACGAGTCCAGTTCTCAAAGTAATTGCGTGTTTCTGCAAATTGCTTACGGAACCAGTCATCCTGTTGAACCCACTGATACAGATCATCATAAAACTTGCTGTATTCAATGCCATGTGCCTTGTCAAGATATCTAGCAATATAAGTGGTTAGGCCATTGATATGGAATGTTTGGATAAAACTGTTCCAGACCAGGGTGTCTAGCATTTGTTCTTGCGGAATATCTTTGGTGCTGATAACCACATCCACACACTCGTTGAGGTCAGCATCACCGTGGCTGCCACTCATGTAGTCATACACAGGAACTGATTCGATCTTCCACATGCGTTTTTGTAGCAGATTCATTTCGGCATTTTCCAACAACTGTGCCTGCAGAATGTTTATGCCTGTGTGATTGCCTGCACGGAAAATTTTCCAGAATGCATCTTTCCAACTGGCCACTGTTTCGCCAGGCAAGCCCAGGATTAACTCTGTATATACCGGAATGTTGTTGCGATCACACAAGGCAAAGATTTCGTCGATCTTGTGTTGGTCTAGATTTCTACGCTTGATGTTTTCCAACACATCATGGTCCATGCTCTGTACACTCACAGTAAGGCCTTGACCAAAGTTGGGACTTTCTCGAATCAACTTCTTCACAATGTCCACAACTTCATTCTTTTGATTCTTGGCCCAGGTCATGGAGAACGATGCTAGTCGGCCCCAACGCTTTTGGACTTCGATCAACTTGTCCACGATCATGTTGTCGCGTTCCACAAACATGCCAAAGTTGGCATCAGTGATTGTGACAAAACCACAGTTGGCCCCGATCCAATCCATCTCATGGAACACCCGAGTGAGTTCAAACTTCTTGACCTTGTTGTAGGTCAGACTGCCCCAGTCACAAAATGTACACTGATAAGGACATCCACGATTGGTCTCCAGGGTGGCGTTCCATATCACATCAGGATTTTCTTCAATGATCTGATCAAAGATTCCGGTAAGGTAAGGGCTGGGTATTTGATCCAAGTCATCTATTCTGGCACAGTCACCGGTATTGACCAAGCCACCGGGCGTGTTTATTAGTAGCCCAGGTATGTGCGTGAAATCAGTATCAAAGTCTTCAAG